GCGGCTGCTTTCAAAGGCAGCTTGAGGATTTGCACAGAGATCGCTGGCACCCCTTCGGTTTCCGCCACCTGCGCTTTTACCCGCATTGCGATCCCATTGATCACTACCGGAGAAGTGCTTCCCTTCACCAGTGCGATCACATAATCGCATGCAGCCGGTATAGTGATGGTTCCGGTTTTCGCTGTTTTGGTTTCTGATGAGATGTATGTCACGCCCATAATGGATCACTTAATCTGCTGGTCTGAATGTGATCTCCACACCACAAAATGTCACACCCGTTCCGGCGCTCACCACCGATATTTCCAGAAGATCACCCTCTTCCACATCATCATGAGCAGTATCAATCACCGCCGGAACTGTCGCATTCAGCGTGTCGCTGATACCCTGATCAAGCGTGATATTCGTGCTCAAGATCGTTGTTGCACCATTTTTGATAGTAATTACCACGGCTCCGTTTGTGGATGGGTCATGACATGCAGCCGCTACTGCCACGATCGTTCCACCATCAAATTTAGCCGGCACCCGCTGGTACTGCACATCTCCGTTCACCAGGGGAACCGACCCATTTAACGGAACATAAATCGGCACATCCCGCAAAGCGTACAGATGCGCGAAGTTATCCACCACCTTATCTCCGAAATTCGCTTTCGAAAGATACGTGTCTGTCGTAGGTTTGGCAATTTCTGAATATGTCATTTTCTATGTCCTTTTCTGTCACAGCGAAACTGCTACCAGTACCACCGGTAATTCGGATCATCCCACTTGCCTTCTGTATCCCACTTCATGAACCGCAGCAGATCGATTGCTACACGCTTCAAAAAGAGGGTGAATTTGACCACCGTCCCACCGCCATCATTCGACCCAATATCGCTGAACTCCCACCCCTGCACAAAGTAATCTTCATTGATTGCACACATGCTTTCTTCTACATGGATACGGAAGCCCGTCTCGATTGCCACGAAGAAGTTCTTCATCACATCCGAATCGGTCATAAAAGTGACTTTCTTTACTTCTGTGTAGGGTTGCGAGAGTGCCACCAGTAACGTCGATGCAAAAAGATCAGCCGCTGCAGGATCCTCAAGGTAGGGGGCATCGATCTTCAACTCCTGGGTTCCATAACTCAGCTCACTGGCTGCATCATAGATCGTTACTGATACCTTGTCATACAGCCTGATTCCTGTTCCCTGTGCCTGGAGATACACATACCCGTCTGTCGCTCCCGTATTTTCAACAGAATATTCGATACCTTCCACACCGGCGGTATACTCGACCACCAGGTCGGCGCTCAGATCGGTGCCAGTGCCATCCTTGTTTGCGTTCATCGTGTAATCAGTACCTGCTACCAGCGCATCGATGGATTTCGCTGAAATCTTTGCTGATCCGTCAGGATCCCGGAATGTGAGCTTGAGTCCTTCTTTCTTCTCGCCTGCTGCAAGCTCGATCCGTGTCTGTGTCGAAGCCAGCACACCGGTAAATTCATTTTTCGGGTATGCCGTGTATGTGATCCTGTTCGCCAGGGCGTCACCTTGCACCACGCTCATATCGTTGTAACCGCTGATGCTCAGCTCGTCCACGTCATCGCTTAATATCTCGCTTCCATCTTCATCAAGAATGGCGCTTCCGTCCTCGTCGAGGATCTCCCCGCATTCTGATAATGCAGCCGGTACTGTTGTCACAGCGATCACATTATCACGATGAGTCCTGTTCTCCCACACAAGCTGTTCATCCGATTCACGATTGTGCCGTAAGTACAGGTATCCCCGTTCACTCATGCAGATTTTCTGGAACTCCGCCATTGCGGTGGTGTAATCCCGCACCGTATCGAACACACTTGTAAAAGTGTAATATCCCGTGTCGAGCTTCACACTCTGTGGCTGCACAGGCATATTTGCCAGAATAAGAGCGATCGCTTCATCCCCCCGCTTGCTGGAAGTGTACGCCATCAATCGCAGCCGGTGGATGCTTGCCTGCTCCATCCAGTCATAGGCGGTCACCTGCACACGGCGGTCACCATATAGCCCGGGAGATACCTCGATACCTCCCGGGATGATTCTTCCTCTCCATTTGGGAGTTTTCCCCAACCCTGTCAGGAGATAAGATATCCTGATGGGTAAGCCTGTCTTGAATCCCTGTCTGCAATTAACATGCCCGGGGCTGTAATACCCAAATAAACCAGCGCTGTTTGAATTGGAGTTGTTTAGCGTGAATCTGCATACACCAACACCGGCAACCCTGTCATCATCTTTGTTGTCAGAAATACCCGACGATACCATCGGATTGCTGATCACATCTTCCGTGATATCCGTCCAGGTGGTTCCATCGAACAATGCCTCGACAACCAGTTTTAAAATGACACTGCTCATGATATCCTTTGGGCGATTGCCGTTGACATCGCAGAAGCCATATATTTTGCTTGTCGGTCAAGTGCAAGTTGCAGGTCTGCCATGCTTATCCCGCTGTCTGAGGATGCGCCTGCCTGTCCCAGCTCACCGCTGGTTAGCATCCCTGTTTCACTGATCTCAAGATTGGCTGCGAACTTCGGCAGATGCATTGTGTTCAATGACTTCAAAGCATCTCCGATACCCCATAGACCAATTTCAAAGGGAGTCGGTGACCCTGGCGTCAGCCAGTCCGGTAGTCGGATAGCCCTGATCGCTTCGACCATCTTCCCGATAAAATCTGTCACACTGCTGATCGCTCTTCCGATCCCATCCAGCGCAGGGCGCAGCTTGCCGCTTAGCCAATCACGAAACTGTGACACCAGGTCGATGATTGCGTCGAACGCTGGCTTTAGTTTTTCTGATAAGTAACTTGCGACTTTCACGATCGCTGGGTACAGAACATTCTGCCAGAGTCCTGCCCATGCAGTCATCATTACCAGCATCACTGCGCCGATGAATTCACCCAGCGCCTGGAAGAGGGGAAACACATATTGCTGCAAAAATGCCCACACCACGGTGATCGCAGGAAGTAACACGTTCTGCCACAGAGCTGCTAATACACTGATTGCACCGCCGATCACTACACCTAATAAATTCCCGATCGTTTGAAATACTGGAATAACATAGGTTGAAATAAAATTCCAAACGAGCTGCAGCGCTGGAAGAAAAGACCCTTCAAACCATGCCTTGACAGTCTCGATCGCCATAGGAATATTCACACTTAACCAGTTCCACAGCTCTTCCAGAGCTGGTTTGATGGAATTCTCCCAGGCATCCGTGAGCGCAGTCCTGATCCCTAAGAAATCATTTTCCCAGATCAACCGCAATGCCGTGATCACCGCTGCCACAAGCAGAAATACCCCGATCACCGGTGCAATGGCTGTGATCACGCTCCAGATCGCTGGCACCACCACCGTTGCGATCGCAATTCCCAGTGCAATTAATACATCCTGTAGTTGGACATTCTTTCCGATCCATGTCATGACTGGATCGAGCACTTCCTTTACTTGGTCGCAGAACGTTTTGAACTTATCCACGAAAGTATTGATCTTCTCTGCTACTTCCTCAGGGAAGATTTCCTTGATCAATGTTCTGAATGAATTGATGGGATCCTCGCCGTTCGCCAGCGAAAGCACGAAATCAGAAACTGCTTTTGCGATCATCTCCACTTTCGGCGCCACGACATCCAGCATGGCTTGTACTTTTGGCATTACATTATCCGCCAGCCCAGAAAACATATCGCTCATCGTCCCCAGTACTGGCAGGAAAGCTAATCCGATCGTATCCTTTGCGTTCTGGATTTTCGTTTTATACTGCGACATTTTTGCCGCTGCTTGTTCGGTTACTTCGGGCATGGATTCCGTGTTGATCGCCAGTTTTTCCAGCGTCACATTCATCATGCCTGCCTGGATTTGCGCCTTGCTAAGGGCGCTTTCCTGCACCCCGTACATTTCCGACGCCTTCGCGGTTGCCTCTGTCAGTGACACTTGAATACCCAGATTGTCCAGAATCATCGGGCTGAGCCTTCCTACACCTTTGACCAGGCTGTCCATCATGAAACTCATGTCCTGACCGGTTGCCGAAGACACCTTGCTCAAATACTTCATCGCATCAGGTAATTGATTGGCGAATTCTGTTCCCACCAGTTGGGCAGCCTGGTTGTAACTTTTCATCAGGTCTTCATTCTGGATCAGCCCATAACTGCCTTTTTGGAGAGCTGCCAGCATCTCATCACCGCTTGTGCCTGCACTCGCAGTAATACCCTCAAAAGCTTTCTGCACCCCTTCTATCGGAGTTGCATCTATGGTGAACTTCGAAATTGCCAGGATCCCACCGGTGATCACACCCATTGCAGCACCGATACCCGCTATCGCAGTGGTTCCGATCGTGTTCAGGTTAAGTCCAATAGCCGAAACAGCAGAACCCACTTTCGATTTGACAGCACTCAGATCGCTGTCCAGCTTTTCCATCGTTGCGCGGATCGGTATTTGTGCTTCACCTAATGTTGTTGAATTGCTGCCCATCTTTCCTTCATCCTATCGAAATCAGCTTGCTTTTCGCTCGCCTCTTCTTCAGTCAACCGTTTTGCTTTGGGCTGTTTGATCAATGCGTCCAGCCCGGGCATTTTCTTCACCCGTGACAATGCAGCAATGTGCCATACTGCCCATGCTCTCTTGCGCTGTTCCTCTTCGAGCCGCCATTCTGCCGCATCCATTGCCATGTATGTCTCGAAAGGTGTCATGTTCCAGAATTCACTCGCTGAGATTCCAGCTCGCAGAGCTTGCTCCAGGAAACCATCCCAGCTAAATGGCTCTGATTTGGTTTCCTGGACTACAAGTTTTTTGGGTTGTAACCGATCACATCCGCCACAGCGGTCATCACCACCGATACCACCTCAGTGAACCCCGCCGCATCCATTAACTCGTATGCATCTTGCAGAGTAACCGCCCTGGCGCCGGTATGACTGTCCCGTCTGGCAGCTTCCATGCCGGCGCGTAACAGAGCTGCTACTTCTGTAACGCCGGTCTTGTTCTCCTGGAATCCATTCGAGATGGCTATGATGGATTTCCCGCATTGACTTTCAGCTTCAGCGAGGGCGCGGTTTGTGAATAACACCCTGACTTCTTTTCCGTCGTCAGTTAATATGACTTTTTCACTTCGTGCGCCCATTAGCTACCTACCACGGTCCATTCACCGTCGATCGTTAATGAAATCGAAATGGTTGCCTTATCCTGATCAGGACCTTCACCGGATATGGAGGTGATCAACGCCAGTGCGGTTTCGATCGTCACGTTATCTTCCTCTCGTGCCACCAGAATCTTCGTCCCATTCCGGTTTGCAGCGACCAGCTTTTGGTAGGCTGCATCGGTGGGAACATACAAAGCATCGAGCGTCATGGTTGCACCATACCGCCCGGCGTCCACGCGTTTCGCACGCGATGTTTTCGAAGACATG